AACATTTTCCAAATCGCATCTCGCGGATTGGGATGATCTCGTAGAGCTAAATCCAGGTAATAGCCAAGGCTTCCCTTTGGATCAAACCTTATGACGTAGGGCAGAACTTCATACCACAGCGCATCGCGATCGGCCGCTTTCGCCGCCTTGTAATCTGGCATTGGAAAGCGAACGGTATAGCCATCGGCATCAAAGATTGGAACCGCGCTCGGATCACCAAGGTCCTCAGTACCGATAAATGTGATTCTGCCAAAACCAGTCAAACCACCGCCTTGCTGCGTTACAGCCAGTGATGGAACTGCGAGCCCACCAAGGCCGTCAGCGAGTCCAAGGTTTTCGGCTGAGATGTTGTGAAGTACCTGCAGCTTTGGAATGTCAGCCTGATACAGGGTTTGCTTACCAGTGCCTGAGAATATGACGTTGACCTGTTCATCGATACGCTTTAGCTCGGCATCGAGCTTGCTCATCTCATCAACTATTTCCTGCCGCTCAACCTGTAGCGCCCGGAAATTATCAAATAGCTCAAACTGATCCTTGCCTGACAGGCCAAAGAGTTCCAGCTTTGCCTTTGCCTCTTCGTCCTGCCACAAGACTTTCAGCAAAATATCCATCAGCACCTTGTCATCGCTGATGTCATTCCTTACACCATCATCAACGCCGTAATAGCTGAGTTTATTGATAGCTATAGTCTGATCTCCGTGTCTACGGGATAGATCTTTCAGCTCCTGCTTTACCTCAGTTTTCCGTTCCGCGATAGACCCCAGTTTTTTGGACTGGAAGCGAACCAGCTCTGTCACTGGGTTTGTGACTGGCGCCAGAACCGCACCCTCATCGCGAGCACGACTGGCAATGTCGACGACGTTCTGGTGAGCCATGAGCTGCACCGCCCGAACCGCCTGCTCATCGGTCATTCCGTTGGCCAACGCATTCATCAAGGAGCGTTCCTGCTTGTCGCTGATCCCGCCTTTGAATTTGTTGATGCAATCTTGCAGTGCCATTACTGATCCTTCATCTGTAGAAAGGCAACGATGATGGCCATGATAACCTCATCGTCTTCCAGAATCTGCCGGCGACGCCTTGTGCCTGGGGGATGAACGTGATCGTCCGTAATCCTTCCGTAATGCGTCGACAGAAAGTGAGTGCCTCCATAATGTGACGATTCATAGTGAGTGCTCATGCGCCATCAGTAGCCGTGACAGTTCTGCCGTTGTTTGCACCGGGGCCGCTGGTGATCCTGTCCTTGCTGTCAGCAGCATCACGAACGCCGTAGGCTCCACTTGCATTCTGCACTACAGTACCAGCCGCATCGGCCCGAATTAGCCGAATTTGCTCAGCATAGGTTTCGCCGTTCTCCATGACATACGTCATCAAGTCATTTACGCCCATAGCATTTACACGGATTACTCCGTCCTCAAAGGTTATCCCGTCAGTCATACTCCAAATGTATTCCTGATAATCGGTCGGCTCAACAGTCAGCTTGCTGGAGTTCCACACATACGTCCCAGTGCTCTCCACCTCCAGGCATGAATCGTTATCAACCGGTATGGCGGTCAATAAAATGGGGTCATACAAAACAATAGTAACCGTTGATCCAGTCGGGAACGCTGCAGCAGCATTGTAAATATCGCCAGCACCTGTGGATACATTTGTACCCAAGACGCTCGCATTGAGTTCGGACATAATCATGGTATCGAACGTGACATCAAGCTCATTGACATCGCTCTCGCCAGACACGTTTGTTTGTAGCGTACTCATCGCCATTGATTCAGATGTTGCTGTGATTAACGTGCCAAATCCCGTGGCCACATCGAAGCCGGTCATCGCCATGGTTGGAGTTAGCGGCATAATGACAACAGGGTTGCTGACAGCGGTCGGCAATGCGCTCATCGTCATTCCGGGCGTTGAGGTCACGCCGACGACCAGGGCACCACCTTCCTCGATGTTCGCCATGTTGCCGCTCATGGTCATGGTCGACGGACTGCTGGCGTTTATGGTGTCGGTAAAGTCAAAGTTACTCGCCATGAACACCGTAATGCCTATGTCTGCAACGTAATACTCGCCAGCATCAGCGGATATGCCAACGCCGGTCATAGTCATCGTCGGAGTACTAACCTGCTCTACCGTTACATCATTGGACGCATCGACCGCCTGACCCGTCATTGTCATGGTCGGCGTGGTGGTTGCAACGAACAGGGATATGTCGATCGTGACCGGCTGCCCGATCATCGTCATTACCGGGGAACTGGTCTGGCTTATGGTGGTGGTGAAGCCCTCAACGAACGCCCAGTACCCTGATGCCCAGTAGTTTGTATGCCAGTAATTGGCACCCCAATAGTCACCAACATTTGACGGCGCTGCAAACTCACCCCAATAGTCTGAGTGCCAGTAATTGGCTTGCCAATAACCAGAGTGCCAGTAATTCATGGCCTACGACGATGGCGTTAGCGTCATAGCGGTTCGCTCATTTGAACCGTTTATCGTTGCTGCGATCCGGGTGTTGGTGCCAGCAGCATCCTTAATGGTGGCGCCAGAGTCTGCCGTTACACCCGCTACTGCTGCCAGGATAATGGACAGTGCTTGTTGCGCGGTTCTCGAGCCAACCGTTTCAATGATCTGCGCCCATATAGCCGTGGTTGCACTGGTTGCCCACTGGTCAGAGGTAATGCAGTTGTCGGCCATCTTTGCGGCCGTGATTGCATCAGTATCCAGAACAACACCTGCGCCCCCGGTAATGATGTCCAAGTCGGCTTGCGCCGTTGCGATAAGGGTAGGAACGTCGTCGCCCTGTAACTCGTTAGTATCAGCGAGAATGGCCGTAGCATCGGTTTCAACATCGGCCAAAGCCTTACCCAGCGACCCGGCAGCAACATGCCCACTCAACGCCTCATCCAACACTGCATCAGCAACTGCTGCTGCTGTTGGAGCACTGGCAGCATCCAGTATTAAATCAAGTCGGCCGCCATCAGCCCAGTCCGTTTGCAGCTCACCAGTGTCGGTTAGTATCGCGGCGATCTCAGTGTCGAGATAGCCAGTGATTGTCGACAACAGTGCCGGGATGTCCGTTGTCGTATCTGCCGCGATGATGTCGATAATCAGGTCCAGTCTGCCACCGTCAATCAAATCGGTAAGGGCGCCCATACGTGCCGCAGTGATCTCATTGGTAGCCGCTAACTGTGTATCAAGCGCCAGTCCACCGGCATCGGATATTGGTAGACCACCCGCTGCATCTGCTGCTGCGTTCGGTAGTGCTGTCATGCCGCCCCTGACCGCATCACGAAGGTCAACGTCTGTAATGTCAATCAACAGCGGCGCGACGTTGGCGTTATTTGCCGAGGCCACCAACAAATCAACAATCACCTGATCGACCCCCGTTGCAAATGCAGCATCAGGCACATCACACCGATAAACCCCGGGCATGTTCGTGTCATCGACAAGAATGAATCCACCGTCTGCATGTGCGGCAGATGCAGATGCCAGGGTAATCAAAGCGAAGTCTGTTCTGACCGCCCCTTGTCGCGCATAGGACGCTGAGCCGCCTGTCTCTATGTCAGAGAACAAAAGTCCAGTTATAGGATCACCAGGGCTTGCGTGTGCTGCATTGCCAGTAATGTAAAAGTACACCGACTTGTCGGTTGCGCCTGCCGTAATAATCATTTTCTAAACCCTCCAGACATTCGGTTCATGCCTTGATAATTTTGTGTTTGTAATAGCGTTGGTCCACCGCCAGCCCCTGCAGCTTCGTTAATAGCAAACTGAACTCCTATTAGGCCATCAGAAACGCCTCCGATAGTGACGGTTGCCGTGCCCGTGGCTGCTGCTGCGGCTTGCTCCTTTGTACCCCAGCAACCGGATGACCTACCACCAGTCGTAGCTTCGGCAGATTCCGTCCAACCCGTACCCGCTACACTGAATGGTGCCCCATCACCACCATCAAATGTAACGCCGTAAAAGGCCAAACAATTAGCGGCATCAGTAGTAATTGACGGTACTATTATCTCGGTTCCAATATCTGCCGCAAAAACGCCAGCGATGTTGATGGGGGTCGTAACATCAGCACCCGACACCCGGATATACCAACCAATACATCGTGCGCCACCCGTCCAAGTAACTGTTGGCGCATCATCACCAGTATCTCCACTAGCTTCTCGCCAGTACCACATACCCGAACAATCTAGAGAACTACTGGTCGAAACCAGAGCAACAAGTTTGGTCCATCCAGTCGGAACGTTATAGGTATCTGTAGTTACATCGGCCCGTTCGTTGATGACGAGCATCAATAGAATTTCGCCAGCCACTACACCTGTCGCCTTCGCTACAACAAGACTGGAGACACTACTAGCATCGGAAGATACTGCGAATCCTTCTACTACTGGGATTGCCATTAGATTGTCACCGATAATGTTTGAATTGAAGGACCAGACTCGTCACCGTTCATCCAGTTGGATGGCAAGTAGGCGTTGAATGTATTTGTGATGATATAGGAACCGGAGGTCAATCCGGAAACGTCCACCGAGCGTGTTCGAGAGGCAACGCTTGCCACCGGGTTTTCCAAGTCGGTTGATTTGTAGATGCGCCAGCCGGTGCGGTTGGCCTCGCGGAAGGACTCCAGTGGAAAATTGACGAACGTCACCACACCGCCCGATTCAGCATAGGCGATTCGCATTGGCGGCAACATGAATCCCAAGTAACCCCAAATATATTCCGAATATGTCTCATTATCAACACAGAAGCCACGCTTTCCGTCCAGCGTTCCAGTCTCGTTGAACTCATCTAACCTCTTAACCAGCCCAGTCTTGAAATAATTACGATTGTGCTGCCTGAACACATCTTCCATAGGGTGAGGCCAAGCCGGGATATTGGTGTTCATAGCCTCATCAGGGTCGCCCTTGCGATGGAATGGTTTACCTTTCAGGAATGCTGCCTGGGCGCCCTCGCCTGCCACATCAAGTGTGCTGCCGGCCTCAATACGCGGCAAATATTCCCAACCATTATCGTGTGGATTGGTTGTGCGGGTAGGTGTAACGCCAGCACCAATCGTGCCAGCGAAGGCGTAAATCGTGCCAGTGAAGGAGTTGATCGAACTGAACATATTGCCCATATTTACAGTGACAGAACCGTTCCAGCCAATCTCCGACAGAATGGAGTTGGTCATGTTGTTGTTACTACCGCGCATAAAAACCCGAGTAGCAAGATTGTGATTCCAGACGCGGCCTATACTGGCTCGATTGATATTGCAGTACTGACTGGACGACTGGACGATTGCATCGCAATTATTACCCGACTGCGGTGCGCTTTGACTTTCAACATCAAATGCCCAATGGTCATCCCAGCTCGCTCTCTGCAACTCGCCGCCACTACCGTCCAGCAATCCGAATACACACATATGCGTATTCAGAGTTCCACAACGATGTCGCTCCTGATCTTCTGGACGAGATTCATTGCCAGTTGCGGGAAGCGCATAAGCCCCGGCAACCGACTTAAAAAATGGAGTAAAATCCTCCTGATCCCCGTCTATCAAGGTGTTGTTGTAGTCTCTGCCGCCCTTTACGGAGTACATGAGGAAGCCACCACGGGGCTGATCTCCATGATGCTCGTCGGGACGAGCTACACACCATCGACGTATATTATTGTCGCCAGCACCTGATCCATCCTGGAACATATAGCGACCGTTACCGCCAACATGACAAAGCTCGGTAAGGCATTCACTGGCACCTGAAAAGGCTACAACGGCCCTTGAGGTTAGCCCGGCATCGGCATCTAAATTGGTTGCTGGCTTGCGACCGTTAATTTCCTCAAACTCGTTCGCGGCATCGTAGAATCCCATGCCATCAAAGAAGGTGTTGTCAGTAGCAATATCTGCCACCTTGCGCCCTACCTCTCGGATCGTGTAATCCATGAATTTGACGTATCCATTTTGTCCACCACTCATGTCCAGGCCGAAATTAGTCCAGTGAGGAAACCCGGCATGCGGCGCACCCGAGACAACCAGGAACGGGTCTTGGGCACAGATTGTCGTTAATTGGGCGTTCGTTCCTCCCGGCGCTATGAACTGTCCACCACCTGTATTGGCCCGAACGAAGGTGTTGATGTAATCGGGATCATCTGCTGCACCGTCATTCGTGGAGGCAATGTTGCGGTTGGTGCCGGTTACGATCAACGTATCATTACCTAAAATCTGTTCTGCAGCAGGTCCAATATTTATATTGATGACACCCTCACCCGTGACATGAATCTGCCCGGTTTGTCCGGGAAAATTCACATGAACAATCAAGCTCACTGGTGTTGCGTGACCGAACGAGTTGCAGCAACCAATCCTGAATGAAACAGCCTGACCCCGTGGAAGATCATCATCAGGGTTCCAGGATATATCACCAGTGGACACGTTTATGGTGGCCGATGGGGGTGCTTTTTTCAGATACCAGGATGCCGCACCACCACTGTCGAGAATCGCTGTTACCGATAGCGTATCAGTGCTGTCCATCGTAACGTGTTGCATAACGGCTATAGACGGTGCGGATTCAATGACATCTCCTGTGTAAGTCAAAATTTGAATCCGTGGCGCCCCGGAATTACCCTCAGAGACAATGACGTAATCACCGTCCGGGTTCTGGCAAATACCTTCCCATTGAAATTCAGAATCAATTGCAATATCGGCTACATAGGTTAATTTGTCTGCATTGATCTGGAACTCAAAAAGCTGTCTGGCCTGTTCTGCAACCACGATCAACCTGCCATCACCATTTCGTGGATCATAGAGTACTGCTGCCATATCGCTACAACCAACGCTTTCAAGGTAATCCTCTAAATTGCTGCCATCTGGGGCAGTAAACTCGGTGATTTGTAACAAAGCCTGACCGTCATCGGCTGGATAGTCCCAAGAATAATCCAGACCATCGTATGGCGGCATTTCGCAACGATAGGCCCGCTGTGGTTGATCTTCCTGTACGACATAAAACGCACCATTACCGTGTGCGCCGGCAGGTTGGGCGCCCTGTGCAAGTTGCGCCTCTGATGCCCAACTGACCCCTTCCAGACCCTTGTTGGACACCCCGCGAGCCGGTAAGTGATGCTCTTGCTGTGCGCCACCACCCGTGTAATCCAAAACATAAACAGTGCTGTCACTGCTCTCCTCGCACATCATAAAACGATTGCCACCCTGTTGTAACCAGCAAACCCCCTCTGTATCAGAATGCGAAAGATTCCGCGAGACATCTGCCTCATGCGTCCATGTCTCACCCGACACTGAATAGACATCCTGATTGCCGTTCGTTCCATTGATGACCGTGTAATACAGATCGTTGTTCGGGTTGTACAAAATGTCGGAAGTATTACCCGGCGCACTCGGTAAACTGGACACCCCGCCAAGTGACATCAAATCAAGAATGGCCGCAATCGGCGCGACCACATTGGCATTGATCGGCGTCATCGTCATCAGCCCGGTACTCGCATCAACGTCAATATTTCCCTGTACCGGGGTGAACACAATGGAGGGTGTTTCCCCACTCATTGTCATCGTCGGGGAATTGGGACGGATAATGACATTGGCGCCAACCTGCGTGGAAAGCGGCGACATGCTCATGGAGTCCAGACCGGCACTAATGTCCGTTTGGTTGTTCGTGAGCCCGGTAACGTCCTGCGGTATGGCCGTCATCGTCATCGTCGGCGGTGACGGGGTAACGGTTACTGGGTTGGATACCGTTTCGCCGTAATGAACACTCACGTTGATTCCGTGTTCGAGCTTGGGTCTACCGTGTAAATATCGTTCTCGGTCATTGTCTTTGAGCCATTCGGCGAATACTCAAAGTGCAAAAGTCGCGGCGTACCTTCACCAGTGCGAACGTAATATCCATATACCGGCAGCAACCATGAGTCTGTGGCAACCCATGAGACTGACGGAAAAGTAGCAACGCCACCGGATGAAACAGTCCAGCTACCTGCTGTCAGTGTGTTTTCTGCATAGGCGCCACCGGACGCTTCGTTGATGGAGGCCCATACCGACGCCTCAACCAAAACGCCCGCGACATCCACAAACAGGCCCATGATAAGCGTCTGCGCAACCAGCGCCTGCGAATACAAAACTTCGGCTATGTAATCCTGCCCTTCAAGTGGGGTAATTCCTGCCATAGCCTAAGCCTGCAAAAATATTCCAGAGGCATTCCAGTTGATGGCCACATTTCCGGCTGCAAGAGAAATTGGCGTCGTGCCCGAATCAACAGTCATGTCGATGAACGCTATTGCCATGTCAGCGGCCTGGGTGTCGTTGTACAAAATGGCGTAGTAAATATCCGTTGGACCAGCCCCGTTCTGGGTCCAAGAAATGTTGTCACCATCAAACTTGTACGTTGGCCCCGATACGTTTGTCACAACTGGAGTCGTGACTGTCGCGCCGCCAGCCGTATAGTTCGTGCCCGTTACCTCAGTGAAGTCGGCAAGAACCGGGGTTGTGGTGGATGCCGTTGGAACCGTGGCATTAGTAATCAGCGCAACTTTAATCGTGTCTGTTGCGTTGAGGTCGTGTTCGCCTTCGAGTACCTGTGTACGAAACTCGTTGAACAGCGTCAGGTCGCCTTGTGCCATCAGTCTTTCCTCTTATCTTTGGATTGCTTTGTGGTAGTCACCAAACGAAACACGCCCTTTTTCTCGTCATAGACATGACGGGCGTTTGGGTCTGGCTTGAAATTTGGATTGGATTTAGCGGTTACTTCATGTTTGGAATGAGCCATAGTATTTCTCACTTTTAGTTCAAGGTTGGTGGAAGTGGGGTTGCAATTACTTGAGACATCGCGCCGCCTTCTTGGCGCTTGATGTCAAACTTGTAAACGACTGGCGGCCGATCATTGCTGGCATGTATCTGTAACAGAACTTCTTTGAGTGGCTTCAAATCTATTGTTTCATGTGAAACGTGGGACTTAGTCCCATTTGCACGAATCATCTTCTGCAGTGTAGCCAGCACCTCGAGCTGCGACTGTGAACGCTCGAGGTCTGCTTGGGTACGCTTGGAACTGTCGGCCAATACCTGTTTGAGAAGGTCGACCAGTTCTGCAAATCCCGTAACCTCGCGGGCCTCTGGATCCATTATCACCTTGGCTGATTTGCCTAATGCCTTGAGATCCATCTCTGTGATCGTTTTATCCATTTACACACTTCGCCAGTTGTTTCAGTACGTTACGTGCTTTTATGGCTTCGACATAAGCCTCTTGAGCACTATACTCTACAGTACCGGACTTCCCATTGATAATTGCAGTATCTGTAAACTTCACATCCTTGAAATTTTGGGCTGAGGCCACCCTGGGAAGTGCTGCTTCGGCCTGAGCTAACATCGTGTCTACCTGATTCGGCTTGAGAGATGCAGTTCTTTCACTGGCTCGCGTCACCGCCATAACCAGATCGGTCCATTCTTGCAAAGAATCAGCATCCGACTGTTCCAGCGTTTTTATGCCCTCCAGATACTTTCGTACCTCAGCATTGGTGAGTGCGTTGAGATCAACACCCTCTCGCTCGAGAAACGCCGCCGCATCCTCGAGTTGCCCAAGTAAACTTTCAAGCTCTTGATCCACTACCTGAGTTCGGCTAAACACCGGATCGCCGGCCAGATCCCTGTCGAACGCCTCCTTGAACATCCCAATATCGCGCTCCGCAATAAACCCAGCTTCGTGGGCAATTTCAGCCAGATCGTCAGCCGATCGTCCAGTGTTACTCGCTGTGCCGGGACGCAGCAAATTGATCTCTTTGGCATCAAACTCGCCGCCCTCTTCATTGATACCGCCAACCCTGCGAACCATGTCAATCAGGCTTTCACCGTAGATGTCACGCTGCTTGGGAAATGTGTTATCGCGAATACTGTCCAGTATCGGATCCATGTCCATATCAATGTCTTCGCCGGCCGCCGTAAGGGATCCCGGCACCTCGGCATAAACACCTTGAAGCGTTTGCCGGTAATACTCCCAAGGATCAATTTTGCCGCGACGAGCCATGTTCATGGTCACTACGGCATGAAACTTCGCCTGAATTTTTGCCGTGGCCTCGGTGTATTTCCCAGAAGCAACGAGCTGCGGCACCAGATCGCCAACGATCCTCTCCTCAACCGTTGGGTCATACGCATCGCCCAGGGCCTCCTGCAGCTCCGCGATGTGTTCATTCCTGCCCTTATACCATTCCTCGGCCTCGCGCCCCGTCATTTCGTCCTTGCGAATGCGCAAATCCTTCATCAGGCCGCCCAGATGCTCCGTAGGCGCGACCTTATCGATAAAGACATCAAATGGTATGGTGATGTCGGTATCGGTCGCCTCAGCGGCCTCTAAGTCAATCCCCATCTCTTTGGCCGCCTCATCCGGATCGATCCCCTGAGACTGCCAGTAACGTCGCCAGCCCTTACCGTCGACGAAGATCTCTTTCAGAGGCCCATCTTCTTGAACGCGGGAAACAAATGCCTGCCAAGCGTTCGGGGATTTCTTTCTGGTTTCTGAGTCCTTGGCCACCTCGCCAAGCGTTGTCCACATTTGCTGTTGCTTCATCGACGCATACGAGTTCTTTGAATCCGCGTAGAAGTTCATCACCGGGCCACCAGCACCCATGATGGCGACGGCATACACGGTTTCTACAATGATCTCACCAAGGCTGGCGCGAAACTCTGCAGGGGTCATCGCTGTCATATCAGGGCTGGTATCACCCGCTTCTCGCGCTTGAGTCTTGAGGTACTCCTGTCCCAGCATTGTCGTGGTTTCTTGAGCAATCTCCGTGACAATCTCAGTGCCAACGCCCTCACCGTAGGCAATGGTAAACCGCGCTGCCGCATGGGTGAATTTCGGGGAATTAAAGATCTTTCTGACAACGGCATCCGTGTTGTTTCGCATCATCTTATTGATGCCGGGAATGCGTTTTGTCAGCGCATTGAATCCAATGTATTCCAGCGGTGCGTTGATCCCACCAACCAAGTTGGCCATTTTCAGGGCATCTTCCTTATTGATGCCAAGCTGCAGGTACTGGTCATACGCCAGACCCCGCTCAAGCTCAAAGGATTCCCAGCCTCGGTTGGCAGCCCAAGCGATACCGGCTCCAGTTCCAAAACCAATCGGGGCGCCGGCAAGAGACTGAGGGCCAATACCAGCAATATAGGATCCGGTTAAAGCTCCCATGACACCGCCACCAATGATCTTATCGGCCGAATCATAGGCTGAGTGTGCGAACAGGGTCGCCTGCTCAGAGAACCCTGTAAGGAACTTGGCCATACCACCAGCCCCAAAGTCACCACCCTCGAGGAGCTGGCGTATCTCCTTGCGCCTAACGTCATCATCTGGCAGTGCATTGCCGGATACCTCGCGGGTGACAAGGTTGCCCATCTCGCCCATCCCCCAGCCACGCCGAGAGGCGAGCCACATGGAATTGACGGTTTTCTCAAGCCGCGTCATGTGCGCACGATCGCGCTTCATCACCGCAAAGTTATAGGGATTCTCGGCTGCGAACCGGTTGAAGATCGGCGAGCCCTCATTGCCACGAACAACCTCACCGAGCTTGGCTGAGGCCAGATCCTTGGCGGTGTAGTCCTCGTAATTGAACTCTTCTACCTTGAGCTTGGCCTCAAGATTATCCAGATCCGCGTCGACCACTTCCATCGGCAGCCGGGTTTTTGCGGCAACGGCCCAGACCCGATCAGCCCGATCCTCGTCGACCTGTAATCGATTGGCTGCATCGAGTTGAAGCCTGTGCTGCTGGTTCTCTTTTTGCTTTTGGAACTCAGCATAAACGTCCAAGTCGGCCATTATTCGCCCCTCAATCGCCGTCTGACCTCTTCATTGCCCAGATCATTCACAAGGGCAAACGCAGCTCGCTCCAGGTTATTCTTGCCAATCATATCTTTTGTGTAAGCCGGAACCATATCTTTGCCCATCTGCAAAACCACTTGCTCCAAGCTCAGTTCCTGACCACCAATTGGATATTTTCCGGAGTACTTCTCGTTGTTGAAATCGATGAAACCCTCCTCTATCTGCTCCGGCGTCATAAGGGCAAAGTGGACTTTATCTTCGTAATTATCGCTCCACGGGAAAGTACCCGTATCCGTAAATGCCATCGACCCCAGCACTCGAGCCATCCCTTGATCTTTTTCTGTCTGGCTCAGTTTGCCATCAGGTAGCTTTTCAACTTCCATCCGGGTGAATTCGTCCAGCAGCATTCTCTCAAATCGAGCCGCAGAACCGCGCTGAGCTGGCGTTCGCTTATCTGTCTGCATAATCAGGTTCTCAGACAAATACCTGTTGACCATGGCTTTGGCGTCGAGGGTGCCAGCGGTGACGATAGAATTTTGCTGTTTTTGAATCAAAGCCTGCTCAGCCTCGATCGAATTGAAATCCTTTTCGTTGAATGCGTTATGTACCTTCGCACTCTGTAGATTCAGATTCGCCTTGCTATCTTCATGGTACGGCCCCTGACTTTCATCAGCATAGTTCGGAAGATCCTGCCACTGCTCCATGGAGAAAGTACCGTCATCCACAAGATTGCCATCATTATCTCTGTTTGCGTAATCCTGCGTAACTCTCGGCCAGCGCTCACCACGAGCACTATCATCGGACAGCCTTCGCAATTCTTGAATCTGCCCTGAACTCATTTCATCGAGCTTCTTTGTGTCAATTTGCGAGAAACGAAGATCTCCGGTTAGTATTTGCAGGGAGTAATCGTCGTACAGTTCTGTTGCTCGAGCGCTTTCTGCAGCCACCGCATCATTACGTAATTGGCGCGTATCGGTTTCGGCCATCTTTCGCGCATCGCCATCCAATTTTTCCTTTATGTGCTTCATGCGCTGGTCAAAACTGGCTTGATCGCCGCCCGGAAACATCTCTACCGCCTCATCCATTACAGCCTGAGCCTCACTACGGGTAGTGTCCTCCTTGTTGATGCGTTCAGCCTTCTCCAGCATGATGGCCGCCACATCATAGGGAAGAAAATCAGCGATGGAATTAGTCCCTTTCCCTTCACGAATGTCATCAGCGGTCAACGCCCCCTGATGTTCTTTTCGATGTTTCAGTGAGGCTGATAGCACGGTAATCAGATCCGGCTGGGACAACAAGGAAAGAGAGGCCATCGCAAAATCCTGCGTGACAATCTCGCGCTCCTTCTGAGCTGATTCCTCATCCAGATAGCCCTTTTCCACCAAGCCGTTGATGGCATCGAGTTGACCAATGACGATCGCATTACGACTGGGACCGTCGAGTGCTGACGCCAGCGACTGTCTGGCCTCTAACTTGCCGGACTCATAGCTGCCAATACCTTCGTCGATCTCAACAATCCGAGCCGCCTCGCCCATAGCCACACGACCGCGAGCGCCAATCAGGCCAAGCTCAGAGGAGATGATGGCCATATCGTTCTCGCTCAGAGGGTGCTGAGAAAGGATCTCATCGGATCGCTTCTTGAGGCTGGCCGAGTATTTTTTATCGAAATTCGCCCAGTCCTTGTCACCCTCACGCTCAGCTCGAGATTCGAGATCAGCCTGCTGGAGCTTGTTCCGGACCAGCGCGTAATTCAGCGCGTCCTCTTTAGCTTTACGCTCCGTTAAGACGGCGCTGAACGTAGTGGCCGCCGTGTTCAAAGCATCGGCGAGGATAACCCCACCAGTACCTGGACGATCTGTTCGGCGCACGGCCAATGACTGTCGAGGACCGTAATCAGTGTCTTGTGGCATTCTTGCCATTACAGATCTCCATACCCAGTCAGAATCCAAGCCGAACCATTGAACTCAACATCAACAAAGGCCGCTGTTGAATTGGCAATCGTTTTCAACCCACCAACATCGTAGGTGAATGCACCAAGTCCAGTGCGAACAATTCGGAATTTGTCACCGTTGATTGCGTTGGTTGTAACCAGGGTGCAAGTTCGGTTGGCGGTCAATGCGGCGGTGACGTTCAGCGTTTTGGGCTGTATGCCGACAGTAAGCGAAGTATCTTTATCGCCAACTGTGGCAATTCCAGCTCCATCAGCTCGGGAAAATACAATAGCTGTCGTGCCGATCGTAATTGGATTGACTGTTTCAACCTTGTAAGACTGATTGATCCCATCGGTTCCGCTGGGTAGCGAGATCGGCACCTGAGTCCCTTTCACAATATCGCGGTTGCCATCAAAGTCCGGCGCCCGAGTCCAAGCCGAAGCAGACACATTGTAAATGCCGTTCTCGATCGGATCCGTCTGACCCATTACCAATACGCGGTCTTTTGTCACAACAGCAACGCCACCGACTGTCTGCACACCCGACAATGTTATATTGGTCAGAGCAACAGATCGGCACGGAGCTTTCATCGCCAACCCACCTACAAAACCATCTATTCTATAATTTTGTGTAGCGGTCATCCGTATGCCACTCCGCTAGTGGTGTAATCCATCGTCCCAAGATTGGACTTGCCTGCTCTTATGCCGTGCGGGAGCTTGTTATAAGCAAAGTTTTTGAACGAACTAATCTGTGATCCAGCCGCGGCAAACATCGACCCATAGCTACCGTAAGCAGACATGACCGTTGTTGCAGCTTTCATATAGCTGGCCTCAAGAGCAGCCTCACCCTCAACTCTGGCCATCTCAGACTGGTGCCGAAGGCCCTCGGCCTCACTTGAACCGACATACAATTGACTCAGTATTCGGTACTCACCCTCGGCATTTAGATCACCAATAATCGCCACCATGCCGGGATCATCGACCCCTGCACCGGAGGAAGCACTTACAGCCAAAGCTCTGGAATACATGCGCTTTTTCTCGCGTTCTCTTTCAGAGATTGCGGCCGTTGTGGCAGCCATGTGGCGGTTTCGGGCATCACGAATGCCCTCGGCCTCCTGATATTTGACTTTTCTTTCCTGTGCTCCCTTATTCAGAGCAGACACAGCCATGATAGCTAACATTGCTATTTGGGCCATAAGTATAATGCTCCCTGCAAATGTATAAATCCCAGTCTATTCAATATTCTGCATCCCTCGGCGTGTTCGGCAACCGAGATTAGTGGGCCGTGATAATCTCTGCAAAGCCTGAGACTGTCCTTAATTGCTCGCAATATAGTAATGGATCGCAAGTACGGTTGCAGCCTCGGTGAAAAATTGCAGAAATACTTGCCGTAACCACCTTCTCTGGCTATGCCAATCAAGCCTTCAATACGGCCATCCATCTCAGCCACAATTGCCCGCATAGTGCTGCGTTGAGATTCACCTAAAAACTCAATGATGTCGCTGGACTTTGCCGGCCTGGTTATGATCGTCGGGGTGCGCTGCGGGGATTCACATGCTCCACCGACTCGAACTCCGCGATTGCTGCCAGGATCGTACAAGGCCGTGGCGCTGTTGCTTGCAGGCATATCCTCGAATCCTCGTCCCAAGTACCACCAAACGGAAAATCATCCTCATGGTAGTTGTCATAAATATGGTCATCAGGCATTGCCTGACCTTTCGATACTTTCGGCAAGTGCGATAAGTTATCGAAATCAGCTCCGTACTGCAGGCCCTGATAGTGCAGGTTCTCAGCAATGAACCCGATGCGATTGACCTTCTTGCGCTCCAGCAAGCCTATGCCAGTAATTGCACCGAGCTTCGCGCTCTTGTACTGCCCGGTATAGGACAGCCCAGCCACCACCTTGCTCGCCGCTACCGCCAGCGCACTGGTCAGCGCACCTCCGGCCGTTACAACATCAGTTCCAACATCTTTTCCATCGGCCCAGATCACTACCGTTTCGCCTTTCAGATGCACTAATTCTGTGGTGAATGGTGTCGTCGTTGCAAAATCATCATAGATAACAAACGAATCAGCCATCTTGTTTAGATCACCGCCAATAGCCTCAGACTCAAGAGCCCACTTACACAAATGCCGCTCTGTGCTGCTATCGATTGTGCGCTTAACGATGTAATAAACCTGATCCTCAACCGTCCCGGGCAGAACTGAAACGTCCTCGATCAAACCACCAGCACCAGCAGAATCAATGTCAATCCAGCAAATAACATTCTCGAGGCGATCGAATATCAACACCCCAACCGTGCCATCAGAACGAACACAATGTATCCGAATATCAGGCTTTGTCTGCACAGCAATCTGCACAATGCCGACAGCATTGAAGTCTGGCGCAAAAACACTCAGATCAAGAGACTTGTAGTCCTGATCGTCAAGGTTATAAGTCAGTTCATAAAGTCTTTGCTTGGATCGATCGACAAACACACTGCGCGAGCCAATGGTTTTGACGTTGAAATTAGTTGGCGTTAGCGGCTCATCAAATGAGTTGGAGCGAGCGCCCAGAGGATTGTTACCGTCCATTGTGGCAGAAGCCACATTTGCCGAATTATCAGAGGTGCCAAACAATAGTCGACCCATCGATATTAGCCAGTGAATAACCCGAATCGGTCCAAAGCCAATGGTTCTGGAGATCGCACCACCATCACCCTCAAAGTTATCATCGAAGGACTCGTAAGCGTCCGAAATCGACCCTATGATTTTGTCATTGCCGGCAAACCAAAGACGGCCCTCATGCAGTATCACGCTCGTTGGATAACCACGATACGCCGACCATTCGCTCTCCCACCAATCGCGAGTGGCACTGGTTGATCCAAGGTTCTTGAGAATAGAAGCGGTGACAGATGTTGCACTGGTAAACCCGTTGATTCTCGCTATTCCCTGAATGGATCCACCCGTGTAAGTAAGCGTACAAGTCGCTGTTCCAGAGGTGTAATTGCCAGCCTTTACGCCAATGCGGTAGTAAATAATTTGGCCATCTTGCCCATCCTGTAACGTGGTTGAAATTGGGGCCGTCCATTGACTGCCCTGATCGTTCCATGGACCTATCGTTGAAAAAGCAAACTGCAGCGTGACCGTTGCTACAAACGTCCCAGAAACGATAATGCCAAACAACCGAGAACTCTCAGATCCAACCACCCTGATAGGATCCGAAAACACATCTGCTCCACTAATCGCCTCTGTTACCGTCTGCCCCTGAGATCCCATTCTGAACAGCGCATGATTGGTAGCATGGCCGGCCCGAAATATTGGTTTTGATGCGGTAAGTGTTGTCTGCCCTGATATTGTGCCAGATGTGATAGTAATTGGCCCGGTGTTCTGAACGCGAAATGGGCCGTCCAATGGAAAATAATCCACTATCGACCAGGATCGACCATTGATATTTCGTCGTTCAATTTTTGAGGTCATCACGCCGTCGCAAGCAACGTAAATTACATCTCCCGATTGATCGAAACGAAGGTTTGGCAAATCAGCCTCAGCCCATGGCGAAATGAAAAACATATCGCCGGTTCCGGACATATCGACAGAAGTAATCCACACCTCATGCTCTGTGGTGCTTGACAGTTCAATCCAAAAATTTCCGGTGGGCGTAAAAGCGAGCTTGTGTTCGCCCTTACCCAGATAGGATTCAGAAATATAGTTATCGGCGCCCTCAGTTGATCCCACTCGGATAGTTGCCGTACCTCTAACTACAGAGAAGTCGATCGCATGTTCAATACCAACCTCGTTGACTGTAACTTGTTGCGTTCGTATCGCCGCATTTATGTCGTCGCCGACAAGACTTAAAACGCCTCCCCATGTCGCATCGTTTACCCACGAACTGGTAGCACCTGCCTCATCATTATCCGTCCAGCTTGCTACATCGGAAGCAAACTCAGGATTTGATATTGCGGCTGTAATCGCTGGCCGAGTAACAAGTACATCATCAATGCGAACCTGCATACGGACGTTACTTATTTCAAGCTGGGCCGTGTCATCAACACCAAATGTGAAAGAAATTTGACGAGCAACATTGTTGTTAATGGTGTTGCCAATGTGTTCAAGCCCCGGTCGAAACATCATCGAACCCAGCACCCTGGGCATCCAGTTACGTTGAATCTCGGACGACATGGCCATGCGCTCAAGATCTATTCGAGCTAAGCCCTTCGATGAAATAACACCTCGATTGAATGCTAATATTTCGTGGTTTTCAGAAGTCATTAAAATTGATGCCGGTTACCGCGATCACCTTTTCGATAACCTCGTCGGGAATTAGCCCAACTACCTTGCGGGGCAAATTTTGCGGGTGATTCCATGGCGTCAGTATTCTTAGCGTCCAGTAGAGCCTTATCAAATTTTACATCGATTTCATCGTCGCCCAGATCCAGCCCGATTAGTACAGGGGCGATCTTCTTGGCCATGTAGTGCTCAGCCATTTCTGTGAAATTGGCCGGCCAGAGCGACAAGTCAGTGCCGTGTTCCTCATCATTGGACACGTATTTCAGATAGATGATTTCCGTGTCGCAGAAAATCCACTGACCTTCGTCCGAATAACGGGTAATGGGGATCTCGAAATACTGGTCATAGCAAACAGCCATGGTGCGAATAAAATCCGCTTCCGGTTTATCAAATGCAAACTGGTAGCCAAACGATGGCGTAACAGACGGTGAGGCAGTCAGCTCGACCGAACGGGCCGCGAAGTTCCATTGCCCCATCTGCAGGATCCGCTGCAAAAACTCGTTGTCCCAGATACTGTCCATCTCGAACCGGGCTTCGCGTGTTTCATCCAGATCGGCCAGTCGACGCTCGCCGAGAACTTTTAAGGCGCCATTGTAAATCGATAATTGTGAGGGCATCTTTTACTCCAAGCCAGCGCATCCCTGCGCATGATGTTCGTCCGTGATCGGCGTTTATTTGCTTCGATCAACAGCCATTTGATGATTCTTGGCTGCTCTTTCAGCAAGGTCTTTGCTCGCAAAACCGTCCTTCATCACAACGCCATCACGCAAGAAGCGGAATTTGTGAACACCGCCAGCGAAGTCCGTTGAATAACGAGAAGGTTCGGGTTTGTTTGTAGCGTCGTGCTTGAGATCGTAGTAATGCTTTTTCACCACATGGGCATACTCTCTGCCGCAACCAGCTACGTGCAATACCAATTCCCATTCCATGGTGTCCGGTCGAACAACCAGGGTGTCGCCCATTGTCAGGCGAGTACCAACATGCGACCAGAACGCCTCGTCCATGCACTGGTCCGGTGTTACACCCGGCGGCACATAGGCATGCCAACGAGTGTTGATCTCGTCGGCAAGCTGCATCCGGTGTATGAGAACCGGGCTCGGCCTTTCAACTACTTCCAAAGTCGGCTTTTCAGACTCAGACGCTTTGTTCTGCTCGCCCGAATTGGCTTTGTCGTCCTCTGTTTTTTCTGCTGCTTGATTAGCCATTCACTATCTCCAAAACAAGAAAGGGGCAGACCCGGTATGAGCCTGCCCCTGCATTGTCGCGCTATGCGACCTAGCTGGTCAAGAACGGTGTCGCCGGTGTGGCTGTGCAAGACAACGTGCCGTCGACAGCCCAGATGGTCCCTGAGATGGCCTTTATGTGGATATATGACCCAATCAGTCCACCGGTCGTGGTCAAGTTCATGGAAATTGTCAGGTCGGCGGTGCCGTCAGCGAAATGCACCTCACCGGTTGCTGCCCCTTCAATTGCACCATTGAGCGAACCAAGGAAAAAGTCTCCGCTTGCTGCATCAATGTCGTAGACATTTGATGTCAGATCGACAGTGCAGAAGAAGAAATACTCAAGTCCCGCAACGGCTGCCGGCAAGGTGTAAACAATCCCCGCCGCTCGATCGAGCAGAAATCCGCTGCCCGATTCTGATGGCGTAATGGTCTGCGTTGCGGCGAGCGATGCTTCAAGGTTAAACCCTTTCTTGCCGCTCGACAGATTGAGTACGCCCGCCTTGACCCTGATTGGAGTACCAACCGCAGTCGCGATTACCAACCCAGGAGTAATGGTGAGTGTGCCACCACCGGAAATATCCGCATCACCGACAGTGAGCAGATACTCGGTATCGGGATCATTGTCGAACTTCACAATGTCACCGATCAGGAACGTACCTGTACCCGCACTCTGCAGCGCGATGGATGTTTCGCCAATTGGTTCGATGGCACTAGCCAACGCCCCGCTTGCCGTGCCCGAGGTGCGATGAGTGTTCACCACCAGATCGGTCGTAACCAGATCGGTCGAGTCTCTGTGGTGAACAATGTCACCGGCCTGCATTCCAAGATCCGCTGCATTGGTGATGTAATTCACCTCGCAAACGTCATCCAGACCATCACCATCCACGTAGGACCACTCAGCGCCAGCCCCGCCGACTCGCTGCGAAAGCAGCGCCGGGGGATTACTGGTTGAATAAGACATAATTCAATCTCCTAAGCTAGAAGCGCCGCGCCGATGCTTGCTGCGCCACCCGCCGTTACGACAGTGACACGATGGGCCGTGACGCCAAAGGGTGTCGTTGAATCGTGAACCAACACGGTGTCACCGACTCTCATTCCCCTGTCATCGCCATCTGAAAAGAAATCCGCGGCGTCGACATCGGTATGAACATCCACACCAACGTAATTCCACCAAGCCGGACCTTGGCCAACATGCGGGACCATGACGTTCATTTGTGCTGGAACGTAAGCCATATCAGTACCCCTTATGCTGCAGCGAGAGCTGAACCGTCATGTGCAACCAAGCACACTCCAGAGTTCTGCAAAAGCTGTGAGCCCATGTAAATTGATGTACGGCACCAGGAGTAATCTTGCTCCTCGTCGTACCCCGCCCGCGCCTCAAGGTCGTCAGCGTTATACGCATGGCCGATCGCAGACTTGTGGAACATATAACATTCCTCAGTCGCAGAGCCAGCGCCGCCGCTGCCATTCAGGTTGGGATGAATTACCCAGTTGATGCCGAGCCAGCGATAAGCAACTGCTCGATCTCGCCATGCCAGATCAGCCATGTCCATGGGGCCGTTCATGGAGTAATCACGACTCGAGAAGTCGTCTTCACCCATCATGTAAGCCTCATACGCCGGCGTCGCGATGAACGTGATATTACCGTCCCACGGTACATCGTTATTACCGAGGACCGTTTTCGCACGAAGAGTGCGAAGCGTAGTGGCGACTACCGCGGCACCGATGTTCACGGTTCCGGTTGCCAGCTCGGTCAGGATGTCCTGATCGATCTTTCGATTGACAACGCCGTAGGACGTTTTCTGCATGATTGCTCGCTGGTTGCCCTGCGATGCAAAGATGTTGAAATCCGTCTTGCGAACCAGATCATGCCATTCGACCAGGGTTGCAACGGGTTGTGTGAGGTTGTCGCCGCGGGACGGAATCAATCCGTTTACGCCGCGAGTCTTGGCGGTTGCGCCGCCGGAATCAGCTACCAGAAAGGTCGCCTGATTGCCTTTAATGACCGATTCTGTGGTCGTAAAGGTTCGAATCAGGGACTGGAGCTGCTCAAAACCGCAAATGAATTCTTGGCGGTATTGGATTTGAAAGGCTGTTTCGGCCATTTTGGCTCTCCCAGAAAAAAGAATAAAATCCGTTTATCCACTTATCGGGTTGGCCTGATTGGCGGTGTGAGGGTTAGCCTTGCGGGGCCTCGCACAGTGCCGGCTCAGGGGCCGGGAGTCGGACAGGGCTCAAAGAGGTTGGCTGTCCTGGATGTGTTGAAGTGAAATCTAACGCGACTGACTCGTTCTGTCAACAACAAAAGGGCTGGAGTACCAGCCCCTCGAATAGGACTAAGTCCTTTTCACGCTGCCGCCTGCTTGATGCGTATATCGTAAAGCTGGCGCAATCGAGCCTGAGCTTTCTCGTCCTTGTTGTAAGCAGTGCGATCGTCGGACATCATCTTCTCGATCGATGTAATCTCATCGTTCAGCGATTGTTGCGCAGTGTGGTGATCGCCACCCATCTCCATGATCGGCGTGACCACTCGAGCAACACTGGCAAGGCCCTTGAGTACATCAGGATCGTTCATAAACGCACGACCGTCACCGTATCGACCGTTCAAAAGATTTGCTGCAGCCTCTTCACCAAAAGTCGATTTCACAAATCCTTCCACCAGATTGAGGTTGGCCCGGTAGTCCGGACCCCAGTCGTTCCGGAGAAGGTCGTTAGCTTCCGTGGACTGCTGTGTATCCAACTCTGATTGCGCCTCTTGTTCTCGTTCGGCGAAGTTGTTGTACCATTCGATTGCGGAATGAGCGATGGCAGGATCAGCGTTTTTAGAGTGCATTGCCCCCATAAAATCAAGCATGATGTCTTTGTCGTTTTCACCAATCACCAGCCCTTCCGGAAGATTCTCAAGGTAGCCGGCGGCCTCGGCCGGGATGCCATTATCCTCACGCCATGATTTTACCTCATCTTCGCTTGCCTCAGCACTCAATTCGGCCTTCATGGTGCCGGAGCGAATAGTCTGCTGCGCCTCACGAAATGAATTGCCGTAATCCTGAGCCGTACCGAATCGTTGCAACTCCGTATAATATTTGTCGTCGTCACCGGCAACACCGCGCCGCCAGTCGGTCGCAGTATCGTTGGCTGCGAAAAAATCAGCCGGCGTTTCAAACGCGGCCATCGCTGTTGCGCGTTCCTCATTATCGCCAACCAGCTCGGCCGACCAGTGAGGATCGTCATTGAGGGGGGTGTTCGGTTCGTTCTCTGCCATTATCCTTGCTCCAGATTTCGTGATGCTATTTTATCGGGGTCAGTCCTTGTTGGTGCCGCCTTTAGCATCCATACCAAAGTCGTGCCGGCGTATCGCCGTCCTTCTGCAAATGCCGTGAGGTACGGATCCCCAGGGCGAAAACTCGTATCATGCACACCGAATGCACGAATCATATATTCCATCGACATGCGTTGCTGGCGCTCGGTTGCCTGACCCTCCCAAACTGCACGGAGGGCCTGTATTTCGGCCTCCGTGTAGAAGGGACGCGCCAGAGGGTCTACTTGCGGTACACATTCAGCAATTGAATCTTTTATATGGCTCACGCCACCGCCTGTTCAGCTTGGGCAATATCGCGAATAGCCTGAGCACCACCTTTGGCAAGCTCGGCTTTCTCCTCAAGCTGCGCCTGCTCGGCATTGGCTGCCATAATCTCCTCAACCTGATCCTCAGTGCGAAGATGTTTAGCTTCAACACCAATACCCGTAAGGGCAGCTCTCAAGGCCGAATTGGTATCCAGAATAACCGGTGCGTTCTGATCCAGCGCCATGGCGCGTTCGATGATGTCAGCCGACTCGAGGAAACTCGACGCCTCTTTGCGTTCGATCGCATCGTGCAACGGCGAGACAAACTTGAAATGAACATCCCGGCCGTGCAGCTCACGCGGCATGTCCTGAACGGATCCAAAGTAGCCAGCCGACAAAAGACCGTCGAAAGTGTCCTCGCAGATCTGGCCGTTGTATTCGTGCTCCATCGGCTCGAACAACGGCAGCGCGGCGCGAACGTACTCCTCAACCCGTTGACCGGTTTCAAACGCTGTCATATCGCCTTCTGGCGGCGGCAAAGTGAGCTTGTTGATGTAAAACGCTTCGGCCAGCATCGCCATCTGGTGATCTCTCACCTCATAACCTCGCGGCAATCCGGATCGATCTTGCGATAATGGTCGCAACGCCTCACCCATCTTCTCGTTGTAATCGCCGTCGACCCACGTAATGCCGCCGGAAAATAGCTGAATGTCACCACGAACAGCCTCGGTGGTCGCAATCATCGGCGGTCTGACAGACATCTCACCAGCCTCGAGCAACGTCAAAGACATCGCTTGGAGGAGGCGAGCATCGGGCAATCCGGCAACAGCAGCCGGAGAATAGGCGTATTGCGAACCAGAGACAGTTTGCCAGCGTGGCAAGGTAAAGCCATGACTCTTCACCCCGTATTCACCCATGATGTGCATGTTTTGAATATCGAGGTAGACCAGCATCCACGGATAGCCGTTGCCTTTTCCAGACTGGCCTTTGTAAATATCGGTCGACACGATCAGGCGCATACAATCGACTTTCGTCAAATTTTCGCTGGTTTTGCGCTTCTCAATCTCATGGTGCAGATTCAGCGGCATTTCCTTGAGCTGCTTGATGGTGGGCTTCCACTTAACGTAGATCTCACCAATGGCGCCATCAGACTTCTCGCTCCAGGCTACATCGCGAAGATGCCAGCAACGATAAACCAGATGCGGAACGCGAGCGTTGTAGTTGATCTCCCGGGAAATGCAACACTGACCGGTCAGCGCGAAATCAGCATCACCCTCACTGGTCGCCCGAATGAACTGCGCTTTGCGATCGTACATCGCGGAGCGTTGCCGCTTGGTTGCCCACTGCAACCACTCCCGGCCGGCCTGAGTCAGAGAATCCTCATCATCGACCGATACCTCAAACCAGTTCTTTGCCCGCGGGCGAAGCATAGCCGCAAAAGAATTGGAAAGATCCCGATGCACAATGATCGGATAGCTCGAATACAGGTTTTCCGCAAATTCCTCACCAACATAGCGATTGATGGTGAAGTCAGCGCGTTGCGGAAAGAAGTTTTCAGCCAGTTCCTGCCAGAGCGTGGTGATCGCTTTGCGCTCTTCAAAGAGCTGCATACCTCGCTGAATGAGGTCTTTCGGACCCATTACCCAGGTCCGAGTTGATCGTTGTTGGTCAGTACAGTGTTGGCTCTTGAGCCCTGACGCTTGGCCGCCTTTCTGCGGGCGTTGCGTTTGAGCAGCTCGTCATCCGGCACTTCGGCACCAGCGTAAACCTTGTCCATCTCGTCCTGACGCTTGACTTGATCTTCGGCACTTTTTTCCTTGCTGGTCTTGTAACCCTGGCCAGTAAGAAAGCCCCCAATACGACGCCATGTGTTTTTCAGCCCACTCATCTCAGTGTCTCCTCGGACCTCTTCGTGGTCCCATATTAACTCTCGGACGATTTCTGTCGGCAAGAGTACCAACTCGTTGGTCTGGTCGCCAGTCAGGAAGCAGTGTCTGGGACTTGATCCCATCGCTCCATGCCATCTGCACAGCGTCGCCGCGATCCGGACTTCTGCCTAAATCCTTCACCACATCCTTTTTCGGCGTCACCTTGATACCTTGCGGCGTCAACTCCCAATGCGTTGCTGTCAAATCAGATACCAGCATCGGATCATCGGGAAGGGCAATTGGCGAGCCACCATCCTGACCGGGATCCAGAGCCTCTCGAAATCGCCAGATGATCTCGGCCCGCTTGTTGTAAAAGCCGAGTTTCTTTTTGCCTTCGGTCTTTCGATGCGTCTTATCAACACCCAGATGCGCCCGCACCTCCATACCCTTTTCTTTCAAATGACCGAACGCTTGCGCACCGGTTGTCTCGCCACAGTCGAAAATAATGACCGCTTCGTTGCGATGATGCTTGATCGCAAAGGCCGCCAGATCCGTGCCGTGAACCTCTTTGGATTTATTCAAAGCAATATCGCGGCCCTTGGCGGTAATCAACTCCCTGAAATATCCATCGTGGCGAATGGCAACTGCAACCTCATCTTTGCCGCGGGCACCATCAACGCCCATCGCGCATTGCGGAATACCGTAAGGGATTTCCTTCGTCCAACGACCCTGGGCCGCCGCAATCCAACTCGAGGGAATAACCTGATAGGCGTCATCCTCTCTTGAGGCCATAAAGTTGCCATCGCGAATTGCCGATCGCAAAGGCTCTGGAAGTGCATCGAGCTGGGCGGCGTAACCGGTGTCCTTGTAAAATGGATTGTCGTCAAGCGTTCCCGGTATGAAAGTCCTCGACATCGGTTTCAAATACTTTGGCTGGCCATCATCATCGTATTGACCGGAGGCAATCAACGCATCCGGGCCATCAACCCAAAAGTCCTGACCGTCCTCATCGGATATACACCAGCGCAATTCACCGGGCTTGGCCGGCCCACCCGGGCCTTTGAATTTCCTGTCCAGCCACGGCGCAAACATCGGAATAATCCAGTCACCTTTGGAATCCACCGGAGGATTGGAGGCAAAAATGGTACGACATCGCTGTTCGGGATCCTCACTGCGCACCCAGCCCATCAAAAACCGTACCTGATCCTCACGATTCTGCACCACCTCATCAATCGCCAAAAGATCGTGCGCTTGCCCTTGCCAGTGCTCATGGTCGGTCGTTTTGGCCAGACCGCCAAAATCGATGATTTTACCGTTCACCGTTTTCAATCGCGGAGGAATCGAGCCGTTATAGCCCTTATCCGTGCCATTGATTGCCTTGGCGCGATCGGTAATGGCGTTCAAATCAGTGTAGTGCTTGCGAATCACCAAAGAACGCTGATGATTTTCAATCGCGGTGCCAACAATCAGGTCCGTCTTGCCGCAACCGCCGGTGCCGCCGTAGAGCAAAATATCAGCCTCGCAATTCACTGCATCGAGTTGCGGGCCTATCGTTGGAAACCACAATCTGTTCAGCGATCGCTCACCAACGAGCTTGTCCATCTGCGCCTTTTTCTCGTCCGAAAAACCCGCATAACGGGCCAGCATGTCATCGAGCAGCGCCGACTCTTCACTCATACAACAGACGCCTTTTGCTCATCGACCGTCACATCACCCAGATGGATTTTCCAAACATTTCTGTGCCAGCACTTTCTGTCCATGATGAGCGAATAGCCGTAACACGGATACTGAATACACAAATAATGCGCATCAAGTCGGGAACCAATGAACGTCCCAACTCGGCGAAACTTCACCAGACACAGCTTGCCGGGAAACGCCGACATCGGATTGTGCTGCTTGCACTTTGAGCGTAGATAATCTCGCAAATTCTCAATCATCCAAAATCCTCAAATCGCGAACAGTCAAGTTTCAGCATCTTCGCTTTGATCTTATCAATGTCGTGCTGAATCTCGGTCGCATTCTCAACGTGAGTTGCATCAGCAAGCTCATGCTCGAGATACAACAACTCCTCATCATACTCATCGCACTTCCACTCGTCCCGAAGACCAGAAATCGCCTCAATGATCGCCTCACTGCTGGCAACCATATTGATCTGTACCTCGGTAATATCCGCATTGTGCGTCGAGGGCGTAGTCCAGCCAACACTCGGCCATAACGCAAATCCACCCGAAACAATAGCGATCAATGTCGCAACAATGCCCAACGCCCACGAAAGCTGCTTACCAGTCATCTCGAAATCTCCTTTTTCGCCTTGCCCACCGAAATTATACTCCCGTACATCGGCGCCGCCAGACGCTTGGCCAAAACCTTCAACATCACCCGCCTGTGATTTCGTGCCCTGGGCCGCATTGAACACCACACCCGATACTCAGCCTGATGCGCCGGGATCTCCATAAGCAAACGAAACTTGGGATCTGCCAGAAAATTTTTCCACCAGACATCCACGCCAATTTTATCCTGCTGCGCGAAATGCACACTCTCATGCGCCACCAACTCATCGCCGAGCCTCGCGCCGCCCGGATTGTAAATGACATGGTCATAGGCGAAAATGTTGCCCCTACTAACCGGCAACACCTCGCGTATCGCCGCTATGTTCGGCGGCCAGTCATCAACAATCTTCACGCGCTTGCTTTTACCGCGTTCCTCTCGCGCTTGAGCTGCTCTTTGTCGCCAGCATTTTTACCAAAATTACGCTTGATCGCGTCCCGATCAATTCCCGCCGTCTTGACCACCTTCTTTTCCTTCCTGGCCTTCTTTGCCGTTTTCTTTGCCATTACTGCTCTCCTGATCGTCTTTAACAGACTCCATATAATACTTGTGCTGCATCCAGCCCTCCGTCCGACGCTGCCGCAACGCATGAGCATTCATCGGCACCGCATCTTCAATCGATACCTCCACAGCCGGCTGCCAGTGCGCATGCTCCACAACATTATCCGGCCTCACCAGCTCATATCCCAAATGCTCCAAAAGCGACTTAGTCCCATTCGGCAATACTTCAAGGTTCATCCGCCACCACCCTCTCCGGATTTTTTTTCACCACGACGCGCCCGCTGATATTCCCGCATGTACCGCTTCCTCCCCTCCAACTCCTGAACCCGAGACTCCAACGACTCGATCCGGGCCAGCAATTCGCCAGTCCCTACCAATCGGGCTTCCTCCGAAGCAAGGTTACGCAACTCACGAATTGCCTTTTTCACAGAACGGCGGGCAGGCTTCCTCGATTTACGCGACCTGGGCTCAGCGGGCACCACCGATTCCGCACACGATCCGTAATGGCGTTTCTCACACAACCGGCATTTGGGGGCTTCCATTGTGTAAGTTTACAAGAAAAGTGTAAGTTTACAAGATTCGAGGTGTAAGTTTACAAAACCGCCCCAGCTCAGATTTTTTGAAATGTGTGAGAGGCTTCCCCAACCACCGTGGTCGCGCCGTCGCCAGCGGGGTGCCCGCCTCCGCGATTGGCGCCCCCCTCGAACATTCGCAGCCGCAGCGCCGCCTTGTTATTGATTCTCTTCGGGCTTGCTTGCAGGGATGGCATCGGTGCTGTTCAACTCCTTTAATGGGCTGGAAACTTCCACGGCTTGGCCATCAATGGGCGGGCTGGGCTGGCGCTGGTCCTCGACCATGAACAGGGCAAGGCGCCGCATCTTCTCACGCTCCGACAGGCTGGCTATGTCGTGCTTGTGATCTATTGAGCCGGATACCTCAGTGACTACCTTATCCCCGTACTCATTGGGCCGCAGCTTGGATAGCAGCCATCGCCGGGAGTCGACACGCAGCCTAGATCGCTGGATGTGCTCCTGATCTACAGCCATGTATTCGTGCCCATTGCGGCCGGTCTTGATGATGTAATCAGTCGTCCCATCGTCCGAAATGGTGATGATTTCCTCGGCGTAGACATCCAGCAGCCTGTCCCGCGCCAACGCATAACGGCCTGCGAACTGAGTATTTTCAGGACCACTCCCGGCGGCGAACTTAGTCACTGTGTTCCTGTTCGGCATCCTTGGGTCTTTGCATACTTTGGTCAGTGTCTCGCCCTCTGAAATACGTGCGCAAATCTCAAGCTGCACCGCCTCAGTCATAGGACATGGTGGACCGCGGCGCGGCTTTGGCTTTGTCTCTTTGGTCTTTGTGTCCTTAGCTTGCAAGGTGGTGCTATTGCTGCGCTTGGTCATTGCTTGGCACTCCGCGGCATGGGCTGACTAATTGTGTCTAAGACACATTGCTGGGCCCTGAGTTTACCGCATCCAAGCTCATTTCATCGCATCGCTTGACAATGGCACATTGTGCCGGTATCGTCGGAGACGAATTCAACCCACCAAGGAAATTCACCATGACACCACAAGACTACGCCGCACTTCTCTTTATCGTGCTTTTCGGCTTCGCTCTTTTAGCGCCCACTTTCAGGGCTTCGACATGAACCGCCAAGAACAAGCCGACCATGATTTCACTGGTCGCTGCATCATCTGGATGTTTGTTCTTTGTGTTGAGTACTCAGTAACACTCGGCGCCGCTCTCGACGGTTACAAGACACTGGCCACCTATTCGGGCTGGGTTGGGATGGCGACCTTGTGCGGCCTTTGTGTTGGGCTGTTCTACAAGATATATCGCGAAGCCACAGGCGCCGAGGAATGAAGGCCGCGACATTGAAAGCAGCCATCTGGGAAGCCAGCAACGACAACGGCGAGCGCAATGATTGCACTGTTAAGGCGCTGGCCATCACAACGGGCTGCAGCTATGACGCAGTTCACGCAGCGATGAAAGCCGAAGGCCGCAGAAATCGAGGCCGCTCAAGTGTCCACAGCATGATCCGGGCAGCCAAGCGGCTGGGCTTTGAAATGGCCAAGCGACCACGCAACGGCTACCGGGCCAAGACTGTACGCACCGCGGGCCGCGATTCATTGATAGGCAATTCGCCGGTAATCCTCAGCACCAGCGGCCACGTTGCAGCCATGAAAGGCGGCGAGGTTGTTGACTGGACCGAGGGACGACTACACCGTATCCGGGCCGTTTACGACATCACGCCGCGGGCTGTAGTTGTTGCTCCGGCGCTGCTCAATATCCCGGCGCCAAAGATGCCACAGACTAATGGCCAAATGAGACTATTCTAAGTGACACCCTTTTAGCCCTTGACACCCTTTTAGCCCTTGGGGAACCGAGGGCTAGCGGGGAATCATCCCAACACCAAGGAGTTAGACCAATGAGCAAACGACCAGCACCATGGAACGACCAAGAAAACGCCGCACTTGTGGCGCTGTATTTCGCAATGCTTGACAAGGCCATCGCTGGCCAGAGCTACAACAAGGCGGCCATGATTCGCCGAGAGCGGGAACAGTTAGACCTTGACCACGTACCCGGCCAACGTGTGCCATTTCTGGCAGACCGCAGCCGGGGCAGCATTGAGGCCAAGCTGATGAACGCCAGCGCCGCGCATCTGGCCATTGACCCAGAGGCCACGACAATGGCGGGATACGGCTACAAGGCGTGGGGCAACTACCAGAGCAGCCTCAAGGATGCGCTGATCGAAGCAATAGAGCATCGCATTGTGGCCGCTGATGATCTGGCTATGGCTCGACTCAATGAAGGCATAGCATGATTG